CTTCTGGACAATACATGACGGACATATGGAATAATATTATCAATATGCTTTTGCACATGTATTGTTATTGTAAATTTGTCATGCAAGCTCAACAAATAGAGTTTACCAATGAAATTGCAATGTCATTTTTCAGGCTCAATGCTATTAATTGTGGTGGGGATGATCATATTCTCACGAACAATATCCCTGGTTACAATTTTCAATTCATCAAGGAAACCATGGCAGAAGTTGGTCATATTTATACTCCTGCTGATAAAACAGAGTACTTTTTATCTGATTTTAAAAGATTGTGCGAAGTCACTTATCTTAAGAGACGTTTTGAAGTCCATAACGGTCTTGTTTTTGCACCTTTGGAAATTAATGTTGTTCTCAACATTATGAACTGGAAGACAAATAAAATTCCAGACGTTCAAGCTTTTAAAGACACTGCTATGTCTGTAATAATTGAAATGTTCCATTATGGACGTTGTGATTATGATAGATTTTGCAGCATTTTGAACGAAGAATTCAATAAGCGTTTCAGTTCTCGCATTGATTTTGCTACCTACAATGACATGATGGATAAGTTCGTTGAAGGAAAAATTAGATTCATCAACCAAGGAAAAGATTGGGCCGCTAATATGCTCCGAAGTCATACTGAAAAGAGAAGGCAGCTCAATATTAAGAGATTTGATCATAACACTGCCCGTGCCCAAGCTATTGCTTTAGCTGAAAGAAATGCTAGAGAAAAAGAACAAAGGCAAAAAACAGAAGCTGCGCAAGCTGAAATGCGCGCTCTCGTTGCTCAAGACAGACAAAGAGAGCTCGAAGAAAAACGTCGAGCTAAACGTGAAGCTGAGATCGCCTTGGCTGCTAAAAGAGCCAAAAGAGATCAATTTTTGGATGTCAAGCGAGAGAAGAAAATGGAAAAACTCAAAAATAGAGCACTCGCAAGAGGTCAGACTCCTGCACTTCCCAGAAAGGAAGAAGAAATCAAGCCTCTTGGAATGGAGGAAAATTTTGTTAAAGAAATGCCTACATTAACCACACCTCCACAACCTCCAAAATCTGTTGCCCCAACTCGAAAGGAAGATAGAACTCCTAGAATCCTAAAAGATGCTCCAAGAAGAGCAGCACCCGTACCCGCCGAAACAAATAAGGTTACAGTCACTGCTCCGAAAGGAAATGGAAACTATCCCAAA